GTTTCAATCGCATCTAATCGTACCAAATCAGATATTTCAAAAAAATAATATTATCCATACTGGATAATGAGCTTTACATATAATCTCACATAATTATATGTGCTCTCATGATATTGAAAAATGCAATTCAACAAAAATTACAAGATCCTTTAGAAGAAAAAGTATTACCTCTCTTCGCACAAAAATTAAAACTCTCTCATAGCTCTCCAACTCAATTCGCAATTCCAGATTCAGCCTGGCTATTTAAGTATGTGGTCATGGACCAGAAAATGAGAAGAGATTTATTAGAAAGTAATTCAGCTATGGAGGCTGGAAAAAGAGTAGGAGAAGTTTTGCAAAGACAACATGCAGAAACAATTTATAAAATTAATCCTTTAACAAAAAAAGTTGCAGCAACAACTAATGAAAAAATAAGTTTAGAAAATGCTTTAGAAGAGCAAATAGAAATTTTTAAAGAATACCAACCAGTTGATGACAAAGACAGCGATAAAAAAATTAAATATTTAGAGGAAGTTCCTCAAATAGTTAATAACGCAAATACTGGTTTAACAGAACTCGGAATGGCAAGTCCTATCACTTGCGAAAGACAAGTATCGATTGACACCGACAAATTGGAAGGATTTTTTTCGTCTCCTTTACTTCCAACTGTTGGCAGAATTGATTTCGATTTTGGTCAAATGAGGATCGGTGCAAATCCGACATCTCCTGGAGAACATCCAGGTCCAGATGCCTTTCTACCTCAAAAGATCGTTGAATTGAAAACAAAATATTCGAGACTTGGCAAAGTCAAGAAAGATGGTACTAGAAGTTTTCTTGTTTCCTCTTCTCCAGCTGTTCCGAGCTTTAATCATTTAGTTCAATGTGCAGTTTATGCAGCTCATTATAATTTTAAAGTTCCAGTCCATTTACTTTATGCAACAGCAAAAGATTTTCAAATTTTTGATAGTACCAACTGCCATCATTTAACTGTTGAAGGTATGAAGAAAAATTTACAAATAATGTTTAGAACATTTATTAGAAGAGAAAAAATACTTTCTCAATTCCAGGATTATACAAAAGAAGAAATAATTGAAAATGCAGTGCAAATGATAGATCCAAATTTTGATCATCCTTTTGCCTGGAATGGATTACCTCCACAATTACTCCAGGAGGCAAAGGAATTATGGAAAGTAAATTAATTAAAGATTTTCGCATCCAACATAAATTGGACAAAATAAAAAGACTGCAAAAAAAACAGTTTTTAAAATCAACACTAATCATAGGAGTTATATTATGTCTGATGACAATAATAATACTATAATTCCAGATCAATTAATCGAAACCATTAATGATTTCAAAAAATCAAAAAATGGATCTATGATTAATATCCATGGAAAAGAATATGCAACAGTGGCTCATAGAATTGCTGTTGTAAGAAGAAACCTAGGAGCAAAACTTGAGATCCATACTGAAATCATTTCAATAGATAAAGATACTGTTGTTATGAAAGCAACTGGAATACTTGAAGGAAAAATTATTGCTACTGGTCATGCAGAAGAAAAAAGAACTGCATCAAGAATAAATCAAACATCTGCGTTGGAGAACTGTGAAAGTTCTGCAATAGGAAGAATGTTAGCTGTATGTGGAGTAACTAATGACCAAATCGCATCAGCAGAAGAAGTATCAGCTGCAATAGAGCAGCAAGATAAAAAGATCCAAGCAGCACTGAAAGAATTAAATGCTGTCAGTCATGCTGGAAATTATAAGGAATGGATTTCTAAAAATAAAGTTTTCCTATCCGATCTGAAATCAAACAATCCACTAACTTACAAAGAGTTTATGGAAAAATTTACTTCAGCTAAAACTAATCTGCAACAAAGAGGAGTAATCTAATGTCAGATGAACAAATGCAAAAGAAAGAAAGACCAGATCTTGGAGCAGCTTTCATTGCAACAAATAAAAAATCTCCACAATCATACGATATGTCAGGAACAATTGTAGTTGATGGAGTTAAGCATAAGTTCGGAGCTTACAAACAAAAAGCTAGTGGTAAAGGTAAGATGCCAGAAGGAACAGTGTTCTATACTTTTTATAGAGTAGAACTTGCTGATGCTCCTGGAGGAGCTGCTGATACCAGCTTTGAGCCATCTGAACTGGAGGCTTAATGAATCCAGATAAATTCAAATCAGTTGCAATTAATATTGCTACTTACAAACTGCTTGAGGAACTTTCTCAAAAAAAGTTTGAGCTGCCTATTTCAATGAGCAAGACAGTTGAATTTTATATCACAAAAGCTCATGAGGATTTTAAGAATGGCAAAAGTAAATCTAAATAAAAGATTAACTGAGCTAGAAAAATCCAGAGAAGAGGATTATGGATCTTTCAGTCGCAATATGAAAAAAATTGCTGCTGCCTGGTCCATCCTCTTAGATCCATATTTAAAGCAAGACATTCCTGGTCATGTAATTCCACTTCTTTATGCTCAGGCTAAATTAATAAGAGCAACACATAAATTTAAACAAGACACTTATGATGATGCTCTTGCTTACATAGTTCAATCACATGACATGCACAAAGAAAAATCAGAAGAGATTGATACCGATGAGTTACTTGGAATGGAAACTAAACCAGGAACTAAATCATCGGACAACTTTTGAAAAAAATGAAAAATTTTATAAAGAATATCAGGAGTACATAAAAAATGAGTACAGAAAAAAGATATATAAACAACATAGTTAAATTTAAAGGATGTAACAATCCTCAATTAGATGACCAACAAAAAGAAATTTTAAAACTTACATCTTCAATAGCTGCAAAGATGTCAGATCCTAAATGGCACAATTACCCAATCTCACACAAAGAGTTAGCAATATTATCAAATCATGGCGAGACAATAGAGTTCGCACCAATAACAGCTGCAAGACTAAATACAGTTCTTGCAACTTCATTAATCAGAAACTCATTCATGGAGGATTTTTTATGAGTAGAAAAGTAAGAGAAAGTTATTGCTCAATGAGCAAGACAACTTTCCTAAACGATAAGACTGGTCCTTACAAGAGATTAGATAATAGCTCTTGGTGGATCAAAAAAAAAGAAAATGGAACAGTTGGATATTTTGTAGATATGCACACTAAATTTCAGCAGCTGCCTGATGCTTGTTTTAAAGCAACATGCGAAAGTTCAAAGATGTTAGATGTCGAATTAATAAAATCTGATGTCAAACAATTTATGGAGGCAACTGATGTCAAAGAATAGAAATGCAGAAGATGTAAAAAGATTTGCATGTATGATTGGATCTAATTTAAGATATTTAAGATTAGATAGAGCAGTATTTATGCCTCAGAAAGTTCCAGCATCTTTTCTAGGTGTTTCATTTCAGCAAATGGAAAAATATGAAAATGGAAAAAATGTTCCATGCTCATACAGATTAGTTCAATTGGCAGACTTTTATAAAGTTACACCAAACGACATAACTAATCCTGATTTTATAAATGCTAAATCAATTGAAAAAGGAGTTATCAGTGGCAATAATTGAAAGCGATAAAATAGATATAGAGATCCAGGAACAAACTAAAGATGCTGGATGTAAGTATATGGTTTTAGTTAGTTTTGAAGGACCAAATCAAAGCAAAGAAATTGCTAAAGTTTTATTAACCAATAGTAAGCCTCACATAAGAACAACAGTTGATACTGGAAATGTAGTTAAGGATGATTGGTTTGTTGGAAATAATCTAAACGACAAAATATATACTGGTCCATTAAACGAAATAAAAGAACAGTTAAAAAAAGACAATGGATAAAATAATTAAAACAACAACTGGAGATGCTAGTTTTGTTCTGGAGGAACAGTTTGAAGATGAGACTAAAGCTGAAAAAGGAACAGATCCAGTATCTTCAGAAGTTAAAAGTATAGAGATTAAAATAGATAATATTAAATGGAGGAAAAAAGATAATGAGTAATATACCTCATGATTTAGATTACGACAGCAAGATTCAAAGATTAAAAAGAAGATACCAAGGTTTGAGTAGAGTAGCAGCTGCTATTAATGACTTATATATCTATGGAGTATATCCAAGTAATTTTCCAAATTTAACAACAGTCCTTGAACAAGCCAAGGATCACTGCAAAGAAATCATAAAAGAAACTAAAAAAGAAATTGCCTTTATAGAAAATCCAAATGGTCTTTATGACCTAGTTATGAATGAGGAGCTGCCAGATGCTGATACAGAAATCGCAACTAGAACTACACAAAACGATCCAGAAAATAAGTAACGAACTTTCTGCTTGTAAGAATATTGAAAAGCAGCATCAAAGATTAAATGGAATGCTGCATAAAGAAATAGATAATTTAAAAAAAACTATTGAAAAGTTAAAAAAAGAAAACGCAATCTATAAAAAAAATATTCAAGATCAAATTTTAAATTCAAAAAAATGATCTGGAGTATGTTAATCCTCATAGGAATCTACGCATTAATTATAAGTCTCCTTTTAATGTGGAATAATGAAAAAATAAAATGATCGATTTTCCAATGGCTTATTTAATGCTTTTGGTAATAATCAGCATTTTGATAGCAATTAACTAAAATTTTTAAGCCTGAGAGCCTCCAGGATTGCGATCTTGAGCTCTCCTGGAGGTATAGTACCTATTAATTTTTTGAAAAATTAGGAATTAATGAATTGTTATTAGCAGCAGCTTTTGCATCTGCTACTTTTTTTCTGTCTTTATCTACTATCTTATTGCCATAGATTTTTTCTGTTGTAGCAAACTGAGTATGACCAACAATAGATTTAACTCTATTCTGATCTAACAAAGGATTTGCAGCCATTGCAGAAATTAAATTAGATGCCAATCTATGCCTAAACATTTTAGTTGGTTGACCTTTTAATATAGAATTGATGATCTTAACATGACCATCTTTTCTAACATCTATTTCAGCCAATCCCATTTTTGCATAAGTTTTCCAAACTAAAGCATTAATGTATTTATAACTAAGTGGACCATCTCCTTTAAGACCAGGAAATAACCAAGTAGAATATTTATGATTTTTATCTAAATGGTCCATCCAAACATTTAAAAACTTAATGCTGTCATTATCCATTTCGATCTTTCTTCTGCTGCCTCTGTTCTTAGTTTTATTGTAGTAAGTTTGATTAATCCAAGTTCCTTTTATATTTAAAAGTTCATTATCAAAATCAACACAATCTTTTTTAAGACCAGCTAACTCAGATGCTCTTAAACCAAATAAAAATAACATACAGAAAATGCCAAAAGCATTTGTTGCATGTCTATCTTTACCGAAACCTTTAAAAATTTCATTTAAGATTTCCTTGATTTTATTATCTCCAATAAGCTCCACCTCTTTTTGATAAATTAAATCGTCATCATGAGGTACAACTTTATGATAAGTAAGAATATCAAACTCTTCATTATCCATATTTGGATCTTTACCAATAGCTTTCATTCTTCTTAAAAAATGCTTAATGTCTTTAACAGATTTACGCATTGTTTTAAAAGGAACTTCAGCTGCTTTACAAGCATCTAAATAATTTTCCATATCCTTGATATTGAAATTAGACAACAAAACTTTCTTGTCCATATATTTAGATATTCTCAATCTGTATTCAGTGTCATATCTTTTCATTGAATGATCTGTGATCCTATTGCTTTCATCAGATTGATCTATTTTCCATCCAGCAAATTCTTTGAAAGCCTCAACAACTGTTTCGCCTCCTTGCTCTTCCTGGATAGTTATTTTTTTTTCAGCTGCCATCAATTCAAACATACAATCTTCAGCATCTGATTTTTTAGTAAATGGATGAGGAGAGACAGTGGATCTGTCATCTATTTTTTGAACTATCCATTTCTTATTCTTAGGTGTTACTCGATATATCTTCATAGATATTTCATAGTCTCATCAGATAACTACACAATGATAAACTACTCTAAAATAAGACGCAGAAGTTGAATCACTATTTTGAGATAGTGAATTGCAGTGATTGTTTTTTCTGAACAAGTTATTTTGTGAGATTATCAAGGATAGTAAAATGATTTGACTAAGCCTTTCATAGTTATTGTTTATAAAACTATGACTAGAATTAAGGATTGGCTTAACAGTCAACTGCTCTACCAACTGAGCTACCGAGGAATGTTTAATGACACCAATGTTTATTTCATTTTTCATAAAGTGTCAAAACCAATTGTAGTGATTTTTTTTTCACTGTTTCTTTTTTTCTGAGCCATAGTAATTTTAACTTAACACAAAATAAGAAAATCTTATATAGTAAAATTCACTAGGTTTTAGAATCATTTTTGCAATACATCTTTTTATATTCATAAAAAATTCCAATATTAAATATAGGCAACATTTACCATTGATAGAGGAATCCAAATATGAGAGCTTATAGGATAAATAGAAAGTGAGGATATAATGAATAAAGATGAAGTAACAATTGGATCTACTTCTGATATTAAAATCAATACTAAGAACTGGTCTAAACAACAAATTGATAGAGCAGATGAGCTTTGCAAAAGATTAAAACCAGCATACGAAAAAATAAAAGCTGGAAATATTTGCAATGGAAAATGTGTAGATAAGGTTTTGGCTATGAGTAAAGATATTGCTTTTATCAATATTAGACATCATGAAAGATGGAATGAATACAAAGCATTAAAACCATTTAATACTCATTTAAAAAATCAAATTTTGCATTATGTGGTTTATTCATCAGCAGTTGGAGATACAATGTATAAAGAAAAGTTGGCAAAAAAATTAAATAGCTCACATAAAACAATTCAAAAATCAATTGATGATTTAGTTGATGGAGGATCATTAATTATAATGGCAACACATTCAGAAAGTAAAAAATCAATGGATGATAGGATAGTTAATTTAAGACCTTCAGTTGAAGTAACAGTAGCTTATATCGATTACAATATTAGAGCTATAATTAATGATCTTAAATTTGCAGCTGTTTGGACAAAAATAAAATTAAGCTATGAATTTGATTATAATGAAAGAGCAGTAGTATGATTTTTAAAGTAAAAGTAAGTGATGCTATGGACCAGAGTATGTCCGAAAAAGAACTAAGGAAAATTGTTGGAGATTATATTTTGAGTAGAGTTAAGGAGACTGGATCAATGACTGTTCCAGTGGTTAATGCTGAAAATGGAACTACAAGAATATTTCAAATAAGTGCACCAAAGGCAGCATAATGAAACTAATAAATGTTCAGCTAAAAAAGGAAACTATTAATAGAGCTTTCAATCATACAGCTGTTCATAGAAGATTGTTTGAGCAGTTGGAAAGAGGTCATCCTTATTATGACCTGATGTTAGAGATAAGAAGAAATGTTAATGCTGCTTATTATAGTCAGAGCAAAAGAAATATCTTAAAGAGATTTTCTATTTTTATTAGAAAGAAACTGTTTTAATTCATCCAGCTTTTTAATAGCTGTTGTTTTATCAGTTAATACTTTTTCTTCTTCTTGAAGTTGCTCTTTTTTTTGTGCGTATATGCTTTCTTTTTGTTTTTTCTTTTCATTTAGATAGTCCTCCATACAATCTTTTTCAGCTGGATAGCCTGGTGTTTGTAATCTGCAAAATCTTAAATGTTCAGCAGTAACAACAAAGCTCTCAGTTTCGGTTTTACAATAGTCGCATTTGACAGCAATCCTTGGCTGTCGTTTTCTTCTTCGCATTAATTAATCTAAACTTGATATTGAAATTATTTTGCCATCCTTAACAACAGCATTAACTTTAGCACATTGATATTTTGCATTACTTGATCTCTCAGAAATCCTTTTCATTTTTAAACAAGTTGACATCTTTTGATCTTTTATAAAAAGATGCTCT